GACAAGGCTCGTATCGACTACGTGCACATGCAGCAAGCAGACAGTGAGGACATGCGCTATCGCAAGTGGAGTCATGAATTCCGCCTGCCTCATAACAAGGTGTTTCTTTCTACGCTCGCACTCGGTGGAGAGTCAATCAATCTCACCTGTGCGCAGTACCTCATCTTCCTCGACCGCGCATGGTCTCCTGCACAGATGATGCAGGCAATCGGTAGAGTCTATCGACCAGGCCAGAAGAATGCAGTCGAAGTTATCTACATCAACGCAAGGGGTACAATCGATGCATACATCAAGTCAAAGCTCGATATCAAGGGCAAGTGGTTCAATCAAATCTTTGTCGACTGAGATCGCCACCATCCGACGCCTAGTCGGTTGGATCGTCAACCGCACGCCCCAGGACGACGAAGTGGATCAGTGGGAACGGGAGATCCGCGCCGCCCTGGATGGTGTGGAGACCCGGCTCGCGCTGGTGGACGACCTTGCCGGGTTCCGCGATGCGTGGCGCGAGCGTGTGGTGCAGGCCGAACAAGAACGTAGCTGGGCGCGGTTGGCGGGAGATGGATGGAGGCTGCGTGCGGAGGCTGCGGAGGCACGCAATCGTGAACTCACCGAGGAGCGCGACGCGCGAAGTCGTGGGCTGGGTCTAGCGCACGAGCGCGAACAGATCCTCCTTGATCGCAACCAGGAACTCACCGAGGCGCTGCGCGACCTTGTGGAGGACTACGAAGAGACGGACGAATACCCGACCAGTGACGGGCATCCCCTCTACAGAGCACGCGAGGTTCTGACCGGCTCCCGAGCCGCGCTCGGGGAGACAGACCAGTGACCCGCGTGGCTGACCGCGCCGCTACCGTCTGGGCATTCCTTCACCCGTTGGTGTTGGGGTTCATGCTCGGAACGCTGTTCGGACTCCTAATTGCGGGGTGCGCGTGATGAATGACCTGCTTCGCTGCTGGATATGTGGCCGCGAGTGGCGGACGTGCGCGGGGTTGTTCCGCTGCGTGAAGCGATGCCGTGAGGCTCGTGATGTCTAAGCGTAGAACACAGTGGAAGAGACAACGTTGTAAGGGTTGTCGTAGATATGAGGGTGTTGCAGGTTTCAACAAGGAAGGATACTGTATCCGATGTCAAGCAATACGCCAACAGGGTTCTCAGGAGAAGAGCTAGACGATATGATGGAATTGGTAACGACGAACAATGAGGCAGATAGACGTAACTTCAGAGCATTTGTCATCCTCGCTGCCACGTTACTAGTTGCACTGTTTATAGTTGGGTTCCTATTCGGTATCCTCGTCGGTCTGGTGTTCGGATGAGCAAGAAGATCCACAAACTGCAAATGTGGAAGTTGGTTGAGAGGATGGAACGAAGGAAACAATCAGCCAAGAGGTACGAAGATGTACTCGCAGGACTGCGCTATGCATACTCACGCTCCGATGCGGACGAACATAAGCGGATCGGAGGCTCTGACGTATGAGCCGCAAGATGTACAAGTATCAAGCACGTCACACATCGAAGATAATCGTAAGCCTAGGGGTTCATTCTGCGGCTGCGACTCTCGCGTTCAACAAGATGCTCAAGACACTCCAGAAGCTAGAGCTTCAGTCAGTCAAGTTTGGCACAACATTGTCCAAGTTCAAGATCGTGAGCAAGTACAAGGATGGGTAAGAAATCCAACGAACGTCGAAAGCGAATCTTTGCTGAGCTTCGAGAGCAGGGGAAGTTGGCTCCGATGCCGAGACGTACATTCGTAAAAGCGAAGTCGGTTGAGGCAGAGACTGTACGATCTGACTGTTGCCTCGTCCGCTATGCCGGTCAGTTACCAAACGGTTTCAGAATGTGCAGGGGCTGCACTGGCCCTTGACTTCCGGGCCGGGGTGTGATAGCCTCGGCCCTTCCTTTACGGAGAGTGAGAGCACTCGAATGGGTACAACGAAGGTGGTCAGCCGACCCCCGTCGATCCCGCACAAGCATGAGATCATTCCGATCCATGCAAGCGACGTGTCGAATTACATGCGGTGTCGTCGCTATTGGGATTGGACGAGTCCGGCGAGAAACAACCTGCGTCGTCGTGTCGATATCGCAGGGGTGAAGATGGAACTTTGGTTCGGCACAGGAATTCACTATGCTCTGGAGAAGTACTACGATCCCATCCTCCAGCACGATCCGCTTGAGTCGTTCCTAACATGGTTCGAATTGCAGTGGAACGGTGGTATCGTCGGTGAGGACTGGCTCGACCTCACGTATGACATCCATCCGCAGAAGATAAAGGGTCACGTTACGGATGGTATCGATATGTCCTCTATGCCAATGGTAGCAAGCAATGTACAACAGGCGTATCGGATACGTGGTCTACGTGAGATGCTGCCCAATGTGGAGGTTGTCGAAGAGGAGTTCATGCTGCACAAGGCGCTAGGTGTCGGCATGATGGAGTTCTATCGTGAGTGGGCGAAGAAGAACGACGATTTTGTCACGGTAGCCGCAGAGTCCACATTCTCTGTGCCACTTGGGTTCGAAACAGTCGATCTCCGTGAGGAGTCACCGAACTACGGGAAGAAGCTAGAGGTACACGCACGAGGCAAGCGCGATGCTGTGATCTACTATCCCGAGTACGACAAGTATGGGATCAACGATCACAAGACTGCCGCTGTCATTGGTGAGGACTACTTCCGCAAGCTGGACAAAGACCCACAGTGCACAACGTATCTGTGGGCGACGATCATGGAGTCACAAACGGAAGACTTACCATGGTCGGGGGGAGTAGTCAACCGTGTGTTGTACACGGGACTGCGCAAGAACTATCCAACAGAGCCTACACGAACATACCAAGGCAAAGCTCTGTCGGTTGATAGAAAGAACGAGGGTACCACCGCCGAGCTATTCGAAGCTGCACTCAAGTCAGACACGGTGTTGCAGGAGTGGTTCACCCAGACACCGAAGGCGCGGGAGTACTACACCTATCTGCTTGAGACCGGCGACTCGCTATTCGTACAACGTGATCTCGTCACGCGGAACAAGTATGAGATAGAAGCGTGTGGTACACAGTTGAGACAGCAAGCGAGAGAGATGCTAGACGCGGACTTGCCGATCTATCCCAACCCGACCGGCAACTGGATGTGTCTCAACTGTGCATTCCGTGCGCCTTGTATCGCAGCCGACGACGGTAGTGATTGGCAAGGCATGCTTGCCGATGGCTTTGAAACAAACAGAGATCGATAGGAGAGAGTTATGTCACAGGTAGGCGATCCGATCAAGAAGACGACGGTCGAACCCGTCGAGAATCCTGTTCCGTCCAAGCCGACTGAGTCTCCCACACCAGTGCCCGAGAAGAAGCCGGAGAAGGTTCCCGCATAGACATGGCGATGATGACTGGCCCAAACAGTCCGGGAGTAAAGCTATACGAAGAGTGTGTACGCAATCGTGGTGCACTCAGCTTGTCGGAGACCAAGGAACCTAATGGTGACATCATATGGGTGTTTGTGTTCTCCGAGCACGCGAGACGTCCAAGTAATAAGGTGCACAACGAGCTTGTTCGTATCATTAGTGCCCTACATCAAGGTTCGGCTGTACTACTGAAGTATGACATCACAAATCGCGGATACATGAAGGAGTGGCAGTTCGAAATTCTGGAGTTCTCTTCTGCACGGATGCAGATTCGAAACGTATACGGTAATCCAATCAATCCACTTAGTGGAGTTGGTACTCTCAATCTATCGCCATTGGTGTCTGAGTTCGACATTGGGGATATGCCGGAACCACAATTGCTCAATGGCGGTACGGTTATCGAGCCATACGTGGGCTATCGAGACTTCGATGTACTCGCGAAGGACGACATCTACGATCCGTCGTTGATCTCACGCAATGGTCTTCTGTGGAATCCGTACGAGCCGATGGTCGCCACGTGCAACGGGAATATCTTCTCATGGCACGACGCGCCCGAAGTTGAGTGCATGTGTGGTATCTACGCATTCGACTCCCCTTCTCACGATGATCTCAAGTCGACCAGTAACATCTGGGGTGAGGTCTACCTTTGGGGTACGGTACTCGTGTGCGAGAGTGGATATCGTGCGCAGTATGCATACCCGAAGACTCTATTCATTCGTGATGTAGGAACAGAATTGATCAAGCGATTCGCTGCCAATGTGGAGAAGGCATACGGTGTACCGGTGCATCTTGTTGGGCACCGCTCAAATAAGACGGCGAGCGAGCTAATGGAGGAGGCCATCAACAAGATGTTGGAGGAGCGAAATGACGAGAGTGCTTGAGACATTCCGTTCCAAACATGACGGGCAGTGGTACTTCCGCCTGGTCGCAGACAACGGTGAACTAGTTGCGCATGGCGAGGGCTATCACAATCGGGGAGATATGTATCAGACGATCGATACGTACTTTCCCGAGTGGGAACGCAAAGATGTATCTGATGAGGAAGGGGGTGAATCATAACTACCGCAGAGCTACGCGAGAAGTTGGGTGCGAAGCCCCCTGCCGAGTCGATCCACTGGCTCAATATGATGCAGTACGGCGAGCCAGGGGTTGGCAAGACGCACTTGCTAGGGACTGCACAGGATCACAAGCTGACTGCACCACTGTGCATTCTTGACATCGATGGTGGTATCGCTACACTGCGAAACCGTAAGGATATCGATGTCGTGCAGGTTCGTTCAGTCAAGCAGTTGGTCGATGCGTACAAGATGCTCTTCAACTCGATTCCATCGGATGGAAAGAAATTCCCATACGGTACAATTGGTATCGATACGTTGTCGGAGCTTCAATCGCTCGATCTATCTGAGGTCATGAAACTGTTCGCACGCACCAATGACAAGATCGATCCCGACATCCCGGACATGAGGGGATACGGAAAGTCGGGGAGTCACATGCGTGAGATCGTTCGTGCATTCCGTGATCTTCCCTGCAATACTATCTTCAACTGTCACTCGTCGACGGATCGTGACAACAACATGAGGTTGCTCACGTTCCCGAAGCTGACTGGCAAGCTGAAGGTGGAGATTCCGGGATTCCTCGATATCGTCGGCTACTACAGAGTGGAGAACAATGGCGATGATGGAGTAATGCGCGTCATGCAATTCCAGAAGACCGAGACAACGATTGCGAAGGATCGTACCTCCGCATTCGATCCGGTCGAAGTCAATCCCACGATCCCAGGATTATGGGACAAGCTGCAAGACACCAACGAAACGGAGAAGAAGTAATGATGGAAGATGGGTATGAAGGCACACTCGATCTCACCGGCTCTGATCCCGATGCAGTTGGGTTCCCGGCTGTTCCCTCTGGAACGTATGAGGCGCACGTCGGTCGTGCAACGTGGAAGAAGACGGACAACCCCGACGGGACGAAGGCCCTCCCTGACGGTACGCCGTATCTCGCCCTTGGTATTCGTATCAACGACGATGTCGATGAGGTCGATGGTCAGCGCGTTGCCGGTGTGTACTGCGGATGGACGAACCTGTTCGTGCCGCCCGCCGACTACGACGCTGCAAAGCGGACGCAGATGAACAATCGCATGGCGAACTTCCTCAATGCAATCGGTGAGGACTGGCAGAAGAAGAACTACAAGATGCCTGACACCGAAACGCTGGAGGGTACGCCTCTCACCGTGATCGTGCGCAAGCGGTACGACAAGGTGTTGAAGAAGGACACCAACGAGATCGAGGGGTTCAAGATCGCCGGTAGCGCGGCGGATGCCAACACTCCCGCGGGTCTGCTTCAGTAGGGAAATGGATCACGTTAGCCCCCCTCACACGAGGGGGGCTTTCGTGTCTATACCATGGCAACTACTGAAGACACAATCACTCTGGAGTTCTTGCGGTACCTCTATGCGAAAGACGAGGGGTTTATCTGTATTGCAACAACCCGTCCTCCTGCACGACGTGATACGTTCTCAGAGAAGTACTTCAAATGGCCCAAGCAGGCGCAAGAGATCGCTGACTATGTAGAGAACGTACGCAATACGCACAATGTGTACTTCTGCGTGAACGTGCTATCCGTAGCGAAGAGGATCAAGGCGAACTGCATTCCACAGAATCTGGTGTGGGCTGATCTCGATTCGTGCTCACCCGAGTTGGTAGAGATACCACCGCAGTGTGTGATCGAGTCATCGCCTCAGCGATATCAGGCGATATGGAGACTGGATCGCAAGATAGACCCTCTCCTTGCGGAGGACTATAGCAAGCGCATCGCGTATCGATACGCCGATAAGGGTGCCGATAAGACGGGCCACGATCTCACGCAGCTATTGCGTGTACCGGGATCGCTCAACTATAAATACAAGATGGACGATCCTCCGAGCGTACGTCTGCTCGCCAATGTCGAAGCCCAGCTACCTACAGAGGTCTTCGAATCGCTACCGCAGCCAGACGGGTATTCCGATATACCCGATATCGAAATCCCCGAACTAGGTGGACTGCCGTCGTACGAGATGGTGTTCTATGCCCACCAAGAGGTTCTCAAAGCAAAGGGACTGGCGACAGCTTATGCACGCTACGTAAGCGAAGAGCCAGCGAGCGATTGGTCTGGCCATCTGTGGCGTCTGCTGCTCTTGTGTTTCGAAGTGGGGATGAGTGCCGAAGAGACATTCGTTGTCGCCAAGAATTCGAAGTCGAACAAGTACGAACGGGATGGTAGGCCCGCCTCACATCTCTGGCGTGAAATACTCAAGGCAGAGATGGAACACAAGACCGTCGAGGTCATGCTTGCCGAGCATCGGTATCTCTCGATGCCATCGCTGATCACGTCGACCGAAGAGGAGAGCTTACAGACTTGCATCATCGATGACTACTACGAGTGGGCCACGGAAGTCACCGATGCAGTGCCCGAATTCCATGAGATCGCATGCGCGATGCTACTTAGTACATTCACGGCGACCACACTGCGTCTCTACACAGAGAGACCCAGGCCCGTCGTACCCAACCTGTGGGCGATGATCCTCGGAGAGTCCACTCTCACACGTAAGACAACCGCAATGGACATGGCGATGGACTTTGTGCTCGACATCGACCGCAACCTCATGCTCGCCTCCGACGCCACTGTGGAGGGGTTGTTGTCCAGACTCGCGCTCAGACCCAAGATGGTGTCTGTATTCTATCGAGACGAGATCAGCGGCTTCTTTGACTCGATGCAACGCAAGGATTACCTCGCGGGCATGCACGAGACGATGACCAAGATGTACGACGTGCCACCCTATACAACTCGTGTATTGAAGAAGGACACGTACGAGTTGGTCGAGCCGATCTTCATCTTCTTCGGTGGTGGTGTGCCGGGCAAGATGTATAGCTTGATCGATGAGTCCTACTTCGCATCGGGTTTCATCCCACGCTTCCTAGTGGTACGTGGATATGGCACGACGGAGAAGATTCGTCCTACCGGCCCGCCGAAGCGTATCGGTATGGACAAGCGCACACAGTTGCATTCCACTTTCCAGGCGTTGTACTCGATGTACACGGATCGTGAAGTGCTGTTCGAAACACACGACGGACAGAAGATGATGATCACGCCCGAGATTCAGGTTACGATGAAAGACGCCGTGTGGGAGAGGCTCGCTATCATGGAACGGCAGCTACTCCAGGCAGCCGAGGATTCGCCCGAGGCTGAGCGAGCACTGCCGATGTTCTCCCGCATGTACGTGTCGATGCAGAAACTAATGATGATCCTAGCCGCATCACGTCAGGAAGACGAAGGACTGGCAATCGAGGCTGAGATGCGTGATCTCCTCAAGGCCGCAAGCTATATTCAGAAATGGGGTAGGCATGCAGTCGACTTGATCCGCAACTCCGGTGTCACGAGCGACGAGAACAAGCTCCTATCTGTATACCGTACCATCGAGAAGCACCCCGGTATCATGCGCAGTCAGGTCATGCAGCATCATCGACTCAATGCACGTGAATCCGATATCATCGAGAGTACATTGCACCAACGTGCAATGATTCAGATCGTGTCGAAGACAGCCAAATCCAAACAATACTGGCCCGTAGGGAGGTAACTTGGACGTTCAGGAACAGATCGAGAAGATCAACGTCAAGATCGATCAGTTGATGAAGCTGTATGAGGTCGAGGGTATCCCACCCCCGCCCGGATACCGACTCGGTGATGCCGAGTTCATGTTCCGTGTGGTGCAACTTGTACAGACCGATCTCGTCAAGGAGCACTTCGACTTGAGCGACGAGGACTACGACTTGCTGATCAAGCAGAAGTGGTACGATCAGGCGCAGCAGATGCTCAAGAACACAAAGAAGGAACGGCTCAAGGCCCAGGCTGTAGTCGGGCAGATCGCAGTCCCGAGCAAGCCGACGATGTTCCTCCCTCCCGGAGTCGAACTGTAGATGAAGGGAACCAAGTATGACGACGGGAAGATCCCGCTCGATCTATGGTCGCCTGATGCTCTCTACGAAACTGCCCGAGTTCTACAATTCGGTGCAACTAAATACGAGCCGTACAATTGGGCTAAGGGAATTGCCTATAGTCGGGTATTCGCTGCATTACTTCGGCATCTATGGTCGTGGTGGCGTGGTGAACGACTCGATAAGGAAACCGGAATACATCACCTAGCTCACGCCATGTGCTGCTTGATGTTTCTGTTGCACTACGAGATGAACCGACGCAAATATAGAGAATGGGATAACAGACCATGAGTAAGACAGCAACAAGCTATAGACTTGAGACACTATGTCGTGCCCTTGTCGAGCATGAGCTTGGGTTAGTCAATCTTTCACAACACGGATATGCCACCACTGAGCAGGGCAAGGGGTACATGGAAGACAAGATCGAAGAGTTGACCAGGCGTATCAACTGGATCAAAGGCGAGATCACCATTTGTGAGGATGAGCTAGGTATAGGAGTAGTAATCGCATGACTGAGAACGTACTCGATAGGATGGGCGCATGGAGTGAAAACGGCGACGATATATGGCTCACGAAGGAGCTACATCCGAATCGTGACAAGGCTCGCATGTTCATCGCAGCCGAGACCGACTGTAACTTTATCGATACACGTTGCAACAGTGTGTGGATTCGCCCTATCGAGCGGACACTAGCGAATGCCCATCAGCACGATTGGTGGTGCGACGTGTTGTGGATCGAATGCAAAGAAGACGATGAAGGTGCGATACCAGCATGGCACATATTCTTCAAGATGTAGTAGCAAAGGCACCGGGAGCACTCTGTTCGGAATGTCCCCTGCAAAGCGCACAGTGTGTCAAGACCAAGCGACCCACGCTCCACCCTGTGCGCGGTGCGGTCGTGTCCCGCTCGCCGGGTGCAGCCGAGGTCAGGGCGGGCGAGCCGATGTCGTCCGAGTTCGGGTCGGGCAAGATTATCGACCACCTGTTTGCAATGAATGGGGTGAAGCGTGAGCAGATGCTTCTCACGAATACTGTACTTTGTGTTGCGCCCGAGGGCAACGTACCGCCGGAAGCACTCAAGGCATGTGCTCCACGTCTGGCACGAGAGCTTGACGGTATCGATACCGTTATCGCTTGCGGATCAGAAGCGGTTGGCCTGCTTATTGGACGCGGCTCTCTCACACGACATAGGGGATATCGTCATACAATCGACGGCAGGACGGTGGTGGCAACTAACAACCCTGCAATCATCCTCAAGGACGATTCCAAATTCCCCGATCTCCGGCGAGACTTCAAGCGAGCACTGAGTCCACTACCCGAACCTACCTTCCCAACGGTTGAGGTAATTGAAGATGAAGATTACGCAAGTGAAGCCATCAGGCAGGCACTCAGAGATGGTCGTGTCATTGCCTGCGATGTTGAGTCACGCGGAGGACTCACCCACAAAGCAACTCTCATCAGTTTGCAATTTAGTATTGATGGACTTACTTCCTATGTTCTTGGAGAGCGTGGCGGTATCTTCGCCAAAAGAGATTTCATTGACCGTACGCTACGACCCTTCCTTGAGTCTCCAGAGCATCTTTACACATGGCACGGTGGGAAGTTTGACACCAAAATCCTCCGACACACCTACGGGATAGATGCTCGTGTTGATCATGATACCATGTTGCTCTCTTATGCTCTTGACGAGCGTAGTGGTACCGATGAGCGTATTGGTATTCACGGTCTCGATTACCTTCTTTCTGATACGTTCGGCTGGCCGTACTATTCAAGCGAGTCAATCGAACGAACAAAGAAGACAGGGGTAGTTGAGGACTATGACGAGTTCTACCGTTATGCAGGGTTGGACGTGGGTGGGACGTACCAGTTGTTCGAGAATCAATACCCCCGCGCAGAGAAGGATGACGTGCTCCGCGCTTATAACCACCTATTACTACGTGGTAACGAGTTTCTCACGGGGGTAGAGCTAAACGGCATGCCCTATGACATTGATCGTGCCATGGATATCCACGAGTTTGAAGTGCAGCCCGAGATACACGAGCTTGCAACCGAGATGCAGAAGCGAGCGGACAACACGCTCCTGAATCCCGCGAGTACAGTGCATATGGCACACCTTCTCTATGACGAGTGGGGTATCACGCACGCGATGCAACGACGCAGGCCCACGCCAACCATGCAGAATCCGGCAAGGTCTATCGATGAAGCAGCGCGCAAGGAGATTCTTGGCGGTCGGTTCCGATTCCGTGGTGATCGAGTCAACTCGCGCAAGGGGAACTTGATCACTCAGGTCAAGCCCGACGATTATGATGAGCGCGAACAGTTCTATCGCCAGTTCACAGAGAAGTTCGACCGCTTCAAGAAGCTACAGAAGCAGGATGGTACCTATCTTGTTGGTCTAGTGAAGAGAGCAGAGCTTGATGAGGATTATCGGATTTACACTCAACTCAACCTCCACGGTACTAACAGCGGGCGACTATCATCATCGAAGCCGAACCTTCAAAATATCACGAGGTCGAAAGACGGTCTCCCTGATATTCGCCAGCTATTCCGCGCCTCCAAAGGACGACGGATTGTTTCAGCAGACCATTCTCAGGCAGAACTACGCTGTATCGCTCAGTTTTCAGGAGATGCAGAACTCACGAGGATTTATCGTAACGATCTCTCGCTTCATCGCGAAACCGCTACCAAGTTCTTTGGCCCTGACTTCACTTATGAACAGTACTCGACATGTAAGAATGTGAACTTCGGTGTGTTCTACTTGCAATCGGCCGATACCTTTCAGGAGAAGCATGGGATACCCAAGAGTCAAGCTGAGCCATATATCGAGTGGGTCTGGAACACCTTCAAAGGGGTCGCCGCGTGGGAAGACGAAGTCAAGAGGGAAGTCAAAGGGAAGGGAGTTCTTACATCACCGTTCGGACGGAAGCGTCGTTTCCATCTTCTTACCCGAGACAATCTTGAGTCAGCTTTCCGAGAAGGAATCAACTTTTATCCTCAGTCTACAGCTTCAGATATCACTCTGTGCGGAGCAATTACTCTCGCATCTCAAATCGATCGATCCCGAGCCGCAATTGGAATTCTCGTTCACGACTCCATCGTCGCGGATGTAGAGGAGAACTACGTCGATGAGTATTCCACCATTATCGCGCAAGTGATGGGATCGACTGCACATGATGAGCTAGGTTGGACGTTGCCGTTCAAGGCCGAGGTCAGTGTCGGCCCTAGTTGGGGAGAGTGTGAATGAAACGGCGTATCAATTATTGGCGCTATCGCGTGATATTCTTCTGCTTAGGTCATACCCACGTTGGTCGTGCAATTCTATTCCGCACGTGGGCAATGGGCTACAAAGTTGGGCAAAGGTTGGGAAGACATGCGTGACCAACGTGATCCCGAGGCCGTCGGACTGGCGATCCTACAACTTGTGGAGAAGTACAAGGTTCCGGTGTGCGAGGCAGCCGATCACTACCTCTCGCCCGCCTCGATCCGCAGCTCCCAGGACGAGCTTCCTGAGCCGTCGACTAACGGGGCGGCTCCTCGCCCGGATGTCTCATGAACGCCCCGGAAACGGGGCTACGTGAACGCTCCGACAGCCAAGCTATCCCGGTCATCGACGGCCCCCTCGTGGCGCTCGCACTCGACCCCGGACGGACGACCGGATACGTGATTGCCATACACGACAACGTGCTCAAGCTGTATGTGAATGAGGATCAGTTGTCGCTGATGCAACTTGAGCAGCTACTTGCAAGTCTGATGGCGAACTCAAACTTGCATATCATCTACGAGGATTTCGAGTATCGCAACATGGCAAGAACGGGACTCGATCTCACTCCGGTCAAGTTGATCGGCATCATTGAGTTCTACAGAGAGAAGTATGAACCGTTCGTATACTTTTATAAGCAGAGCGCGGCGACAGGTAAAGCGTTCTGGTCTGACGACAAGCTGAAGCAGGCCGGTGCATACAAGGTAGGGAAGAAGCATGGCCGCGACGCAACGAGACATCTCCTGCAATGGGCCAAGTTCGGTGCAGGAGCGCAGTATATCGACCTGGACAAAGTAGAGATTGTACTGATTGACAAACTATGAGGGCCAACCCGCCACAGGAGAGTGATAACGGGTTGGCCCTCGATGTGAGCCGTGGGAATGGCGACTCACGGTTTCAGATGAAGTTGCAGCACCGAGCGGTATCCCTCTATGGCTTCATCCTATCTCGCCCAGGGACGGGCTAGAACGTAATGTTGTCGTCAACCAAGGCAAGAAACAGCATGATCGCAATGGCGATGACAGCGAGTCCTACAAGTACGGAGAACACGTCGGAGTTCATGCCGGAGGATCAGGCTTCACTTCGACAGAGGAAGGGCCAGGAAGTAGCTGACCACCACTTGAACGATCGGTTGCGACTGCGAGCAAGCACTTCACTAGTGTCGCAGCACCCGTGAAGAGTGCGAGCTTGAGCGCATCCTCCCAATCCAGACCGAGATTGTCGAACACAGGGCTGGCTGCAAGCACACCAAGGAACGATGCGGCGACAGTCCAGAAGGTTCGCTCAGCGATATCCTTGACTACGTTCATATCATCTCCTAGAGAGTTAGTGTGACGATGGAGTTGGCCGACAGATAGGGAATTACTTAGCTAACGTCCTTGTCTACATCAGTGAAGGGCGACCACGATGCGCCTCCCGGAATCGGAAGGGTGTCATCGTTGCGTCCGATCTGCACACGACTATTCCAACCCTCGGAAAGTCCTGCGCCATTGTCGTTGTCGTCGCACCAGACAGCACCGCTTAGATGCTGACCATCGTCCTCCTTTGTGACGAGGAACAGGAACGCCTTACCTGTGCCGTCATGGAACTTGACGAAGGTAGGCTTTACAAGATTCTGCCGTTCCGGCACTATGCCTCCTATAGTGTGAATGTCACGATTGAGTTGACACTGCGATAGTTCCACGTGTAGTAGCCCATTGGATAGTGACCATTCGAGATCACCATTCCATTGCCGTTATAGACTGCGACGTGTGTTGGTGAGCCGTATGGGAATCCTGGCCGAGGATTCGTCGTGAAACCGTATAGGATGAGATCACCCGGCTGCGCGCGATTGATGTGTTCGACCTTTCTTCCCCGAGACCACAGATCACCCGTATATCCAATACCACTATAGTTTCTGCCTGATGGATCTTTCGCGCCTCCCGCGTAGTAGCAGTTGATTGCCAGTGCGCTGCAATCCCAATGAGATGGCACAAGCGGGGGCTTGCGCATTTGAAAGGGACGGGCCATACTGTAGAAGATGGTCATTCTGTGCGCATACCAGAAGAATGCAGCTTCTACAATTTGATTGCGAATGTCCTGCTTGGCGATGCTCGTGCAGTACGTCTTTGCTTCCTTGATAGCAAGCGAATCGAATGCCCACTCTGTGGGCTTATTCTTTGCGTGCCTCTTCTCCAACGCATTGTGCGCAGACTTGCTGATGAATGTCTTCTTGACACCCATCTGACTGTTTGCAGCACGCACAGCCCTGTCGAAGAACTCACCGTAGTGGTCGCTGAACCCATTCTTGGGCCATGGGTATAACTTAGGAAATGCTCGACTATATGCACGCTTGTGTGCAACAACATCGAGACCGATATGGCCGAGACTCAAGTCTCGACAGAATGCAACATCAGGTGGCGTCTTCGGGGACAACCTCTTCTCCCTCTTCCTGATCCTCACCGGGTGTATCCTCGGTCGGAATGTCGGGGTCGTTGTCAGGAACGCCAGAAGGAGTGTCCGGCGCAGGCGTGCCCGTCTCAGTTTCGGTCTCACTCATAGTGCCTCCTATCCGCTCGACTTTATAGCTGTACACACGTAGATGGTTATTAGCCCTGAGGGTGACTGAGCGGGGATTGTGTTTATGTTTGGTTCAAATCCTAGAGGGCATATAAAGCCGATACCGGGTGGGCCTTGCTCTCCTTGTATCCCCTGGATACCCTGTTCGCCTTTGTCGCCTTTGTCGCCTTTTGGCCCTACGATACTGTCCCCGTCTTTACCGTTTGTCCCATTCGTTCCGTTCTTACCATTTGCACCATCCTTGCCGTCCTTACCGGGTGGCCCAACGATACTAATTCCATCCTTACCATTCGTTCCATCCTTACCATTCTTACCATTCGCACCATCTTTACCATTTGTGCCGTTCTTACCCGGTGTACCTGTAAGTCCTCGTGGGCCTGTAAGTCCTCGTGGGCCAATCGTTCCCGTGAAAGTTATCCAACTCGCGCTAGGTGGCTTCTTGTCTGTATTCGATGATGTTGCTACATACAATGTGCCACCACTAGTTACAACATCTCCGGGCTTGTAAGAAGTAGAGTTTCGCCAGTTGCCAGTGAAGTCAAGTCCTGGCGCTCCTTTGGCACCTTTGGCACCTTTGGGCCCTGGGGGGCCGGGTACACCGGCTATACCGGGAGCGCCACGCAGTGTTTGGATTGTTGTCGAGCTATCACCGTGCAGCCCATAGCCAGTCGCACCGCCGCCTGTGAAGACAAGTGCAATACCGATAATGAAAAGGAGCATAATTCTTATCATTGCTCTCTTCTCCTTCTTAGCTGCCTACGTAACAATTCGAGGCGCTCTTCACATTCTGCATGCGCACGCTTGCGTTCATGAGAACGAGCTAGACCCATGCCAACGTAAGTGGAAGCCACACCTGCGATAGTGAGGAGTGCAGCCACAGCAAAAGTCACTTAGAATCCTTTGGCAAAGATATAGACAATAAGACCTGTCACGAGCGGGGCGAGGAACGTAGCGAAAACCAGACCACCTACGAGTTTATACTGCCATGCTTGGACTGCCTCGACCTGTTGGACAACAGTAGTATGCTGTGTTGTATAGGCTTCTTCTGTAATGTATTCGCCACGCTCGTCAGCGATCTGCGCGCGTACCTTGTCTGTCGCTTCTGCAAGAACTTGCGCAACATTACGACGCTCTGTTGCTGCACGATCTTGCTCAATGCGGTAATTCTCAAGAAATGTATTGAACACACTCTCTGTAAGCTTATCGCGATCTAGCCCTGCAACCTGCTGAAGTAATGTCTGCCGCTGCTGATCGTACATCTCGCGCGATAGAGCATCATTCTCCAATCGTCGTACACTACGTGCAGCCTCTTCTAGCTCAACTTTGGTAGCAAACTGTTGCGGAAATCCTTCCAGCCGTTTCGATAGTAGGTCGTGCGCTAGCGAAACCGCTTCACGATCAGTTATACGAAGATCATCGAATCGCTTCTCTACCTGACCGACAATCCGGTATACAGCCAAGATAAACTCAGGTTGAATTCCTTCGTTTTCAGACATTATCGATGTACCACCCTAAAGAATCCCGGCCCCTCCTCGGGGAACCCGAGTGCCATGAAACTAACGGGACGTGCAGAACGTGTGTCGACTGCGGTAGTGAGCTTGAATCCATTCGGTGTGATCTCTGCCGATCCTGCATGTAGTCCTGCTGCATCGGCTTGCAAGCTGCTGACCCACGCGAGACCCTGATTCTGATATCGAGCCTGTGCGGGGGCATCGAAAGCTCGACCGCATGTTGCTATTACAGCCTGGAAGTCATTGATTGTACAGAAACCATTCGCGATCCCATCGGTGAAGTGGACAGGGATACCCGTATATTCGTTTTCCAA